TTGTTGCGCTATTAACAAGTTTGCCATTAAAAAAACATCGCAACAAAGTACCACTTCTTGATACAGCTATATGCTGCCACGTATTTAAGATGGGCGCTTGATTAAACAATGTATCCCAAGCTACAAAGTTTCTGCCAAAACCCCAAGTATTGCCTGCAGCCTGATAAGTAAAGAGAATGTTTCCAGTGACGCCTGCTAGTGGGCCGCCACCATCTCCTGGGGTCGCCGTAGGATAAACCCACGCTTCAACCGTAAAATCCCCTGTTCCAAAGTTTATTGCCGTATTTGCAGGAATCGTCAAATAATCCCCACTCCCATCAAAATACCCTGACCCACCATTGGTCACGGCAGACCAGCTTGAGGTGGGGTTGAATGGGGAGAAGGCTTGTACGGAGGGGGTGCCCGTAACAGTCATATTTGTAAACGCAGCAGTGCTGTCTGTGTACTGGAATCTGTTGTTGTAAAGCCCTAAGAAAATAGTATTAGAGTCTGCTGCCAACGCAGAGGTCGGTGTACTTGAGATTGTCCTGTTTGTATTACTTAATCTTAAGTTTGAGATATAACCGTTAGCAAAATTTGTGTTGCTACGATCAGCACCAATCTTCATGTTGTCTGTTTGACTAAATGTAGTCGCAGACGTTCCTGTTGCGTCTGATACCGCATTGACATACAACGTGGTTTGATTTGATCCTGTTCCGGCACGAACAACCGCAACGTAGTACCATGTATTAGCTGCTAATGAAGTTGCTCCGGTAATACTTGTGCTTGTGTCCGTAAAGACTAATTTGTCTGCCGAACTAATCTGGAAAACCCAACCCGTAGGTGTGGACGCTCCTTTGCTAGCAATTGTTTGTGTCGCTCCGCTTGCAGCACGATAAACAAATGCTTCAATCGTAAAGTTTGAGCTACCAAAACGTAGGTTTGAAGTGTCTGTAACCGTTAAGTACGTTGTACTTGTGTTGAAAGAACCGCTCCACCCCGTCTGCGAGAACGGTGAGAAAGTGCCTTGTGTGGTGTTGCCGTTGCGGGTGATGGTGAAGTTGTTGGTAGACGCATCTAAGAAGGTATTGTTTTGTGCGCCGTTGGTTCCGTTGCCGGGAAGCAGCAGGGTGGTGTATTCGTAATAGGGGTCGGAGACAACTGCGCTGCCTGCGAAGGCGGCGGCAATCATCGCTGTTAAGTTACCAGCCATTAGGTCACTCCTGCACCAGAGACATACCAAGTATCCGTAGCCACTTTAAGTAACGTAGCTAATCCCTTTGTTGCCACCGTCCTGTTTCCTGTGGCTCCGTTAGCAAGTTGAAACGTCACGCCAGCCCCTGAGATCGTCAGATTCCCAGAGTTGTTGTTCACCACAAGAATTGTGGTTCCAATATCAATCGCAGTAGTCGCATTCGTGTTTACTGTAAGCGTTGCTGTAGAACCGCCCGTAAAGTAAATGTGCTTCCCCGCGTCACTTGCCGCCACTGTTGTATTTGTAGATTGTGGTGCGCCGAGATAGCCGACCTTGTTTGTGCCGTCTACTGTACATGCCGACAAGGTTCCTGATGTAGGTGTCCCTAACACAGGGGTGGTAAACGAAGGCGATGTTGATAGAACAACCGAGCCAGTACCCGTGGATGTCGTAACGCCTGTACCTCCGTTGGCAACAGGAAGCGTACCCGTTACTTGAGAGGCTAAATTGACTGAGCCAATAACAGTTTTTAAGTTCCCACTAGAGTCAAATGTACCGTCTGTTGTCCATGTATCATTAGGCTGTAATGTTACTTTAGCGATTTGCCTTGTTGTTGGTCCAGTAGAGTTTTCATAGGTAACTGTAATAGTTACTGCTGCTGTGTCTTTATTCTGGATGGTAACCCATTTAATAACTCTACGTGTTGATGTACTAGGAGCAGAAGCTAAAGTAACTGCTGTAGTTCCATTTAAAGCACCATCATTTGACCCTTCAGTAAGTGACGATGATGTGCTATCAGCATAAGCAACAGTGAACTCTGGATTGTTTGCTGTAGCAGCTCCAGACATCACCGCCTTAAGTGATTTAGTTGTTGAATCTAATACTAATGTTGCCATGTTATGTCCTCAGCTTACAAACCAAGCATAATTATTTGATCCTGATCCACCACCGCCACCGCCTCCAGAGCCATTAGAAGCAGCAGTAATACGACCTTGAGCATCAACAGTGATGTTTGCACTTGTATAACTACCAGCAGTCACTGCTGTATCAGCAAGGTTTAAAGTTCTATTAGCGGACAAATTACCACCACCAGACAACCCAGTACCTGCAGTGATTGTTGTTGTTCCTACCGCATAGCCAGCAGAGGCATGGTTACCCCAACCGTATGCTGTATTCCAGTTACTTATGTTTGTTGATGTGATACCACCAGCAGCACTAGCAGTAAACACTGGATCTGTTTCTGTTGTTAGATACGTTGATGTATCTAGTGTCCATGTGTTAGCGGCTGTCTTCTTTAGTAATCCTGATGTACCTGCTAAGGCAGCAATAGCAGTTAAGTCACCATCTAACGGTTGATATGTTGTTGCTGCTGTTGCTGATGTTAGATAACCTGCTGACGCATGATTACCCCATCCATAAGCAGTATCCCAATCAGTTTGTTTAGCTGTGGTTGGTATCGCATAACCAGCAGCATATGTTACCGCTAAAGTACCTGAAGAAGTTACTGGAGAACCTGCTACAGACAGTCCTGTAGGTACTGACATACCCACTGATGTCACTGAACCTGCACCAGCTAAAGCAGCAATGTTACTTAACGTAGTTTTGTAAGTAACACCACTTTGTACAACAGGAACTACTTCAGTACCTGTTAGTGTTGATGCGTTTGATAGAGCTGATATCTTTACGTCAGCCATGTCTACTCCATGATAATGTAATCACCAGACTCTGTTGTCAAGCGATCACCACTTTCTGTTGTTAAATAGGTAACCTGATCTAACCAAGCCTGTAAGTATGTAAATGGTGCTTTACGCCATTCACCATCTTGTTTGACAACAAAGTAATCTGGTTGTGGGAACTGTCCAGCAGTTGGTAAACCATCTAAGCTAAAGTTCTGTGTGTTTGAAACATATATTGAATCTGCTTTAGATGGTATGGCAGGCATTTCACCAGCAGATACATCAATGCCATTAGATAACCTAAGTACCAGTGAGTTATCAATGTCAATGTAAGCATCAACAACTGATACTCCTGGCTTACCATCTTTACCGTCCTTACCATCAACACCATCTCTACCGTCTTTACCATCTCTTCCAGGTAAACCATCTTTACCTGCATCACCTTTTGGACCTTGTAAACCTTGCTCTCCCTGTGGTCCTTGCAGTTTCTTTATCGTATCTGCTTTGTCTTCAATGTCAGATACTTTCTTTCTTAGCTTTCCTACAAGTGAAGCTAACTGAAGTAGCTTTTCTTCATCCATGATCACTCACCAAGAGCGTCACTGAATTGCTTATCTACTTGTTTCTTAGCCTCCATTTGCATCTTAGCGATGTTTTCATTACTTTTAATGTCTTCTTCCTTCAACATTAGCTCAGCAATCTTAATTCTACGTTGAAACTCACGTTCTGCTGTCTCATCGTTGTTAGGAAGGTTCTGTGTTGCTGCATTAACGATCTTAGCTCTTACCTCTTCAGGCATTAACTGAGCTTCTACAGCAGCTTTCTGAGCCTCTGCTACTGCTTTCTGTGCTCTAGCTTGTTTTTCCTGCACTGAAGCCTGTGCATCCGCTAATTGAAGCTGTGCAGCCTGTTGTTGTACCTGTTGTTGGTTAGGATCAGGCTGTGAAAGCTGCTGAAGTTGCGTTAACAAGGTTTCTCTGTTAGGTAACGATGAATCTTCAATGATTCCTTGTAGTAACAAGGGTACAATAGGACTATTTGGACCTAAAGTAGACAGCAGAGCCATCATTTGAGCCTGTTCAAACTCTCTAGCGATCATTCCTAACGTACCTGTAGGTACAAAGTCAAAGTCTTGTACTGGATATCTGTCAGGAGCAAACTGCATATACCGCCATGCAGCCTTTTGAACGAACGGAATAAGGAAATCTTCTTGGAAATTCACTAAGGAACGCTTGTTTTTCTTGATGATACCACTAACAGCCATAGCCAATCCAGCAGAAGCAGCGTCACCACCGCTTACTTGTGATGGTAAGTTAGCTGTATCCAGTGTTCCTGTGGCTTGCAGCATCATTCTTTCGAAGATTTGTGCTGTTTCTATGTTGGATTTGTCCGTAACACCAAACTTAAAGGGTTGTAGGATCTCTTGTGGGTTACCATTAACCATGATGGTTTTACCAGGACGGATCTCAAACTTCTGTCCTCTTGGTAACCTAGAGGCATCTACAGCCATCATAGGCGCTGCTGTCAGCCCTAACGAGTCTACATGACTACGAATCTGTGCATCAACAGCTTTTTGCATGTTGTATGCTTTCTCTGCTGTACCTCTACCCCAAAACCTACCAGGAACTGTGTCAGCTTGGTAAGTAACAATAGGTCTATCTTGCATCATAAACGGATTAGGCTCTGCTTTTAACAAAGATTCACCGTTAGCAATGACAACTAATGCTTCCACCATGTCTGAATACTTCTCTTCATCAGAGATTGCATACTCTTCAGGGTTATCTAACAGTTTCTTAGGTACTAAACCGTAGTACCTCAACATAAGTATTTTGTCGTTCTGGTAGTAAGTTAAGTCTTGATTCTCTTCTAAGTCAGTATCTAACGAGGCGTCACCTAAAGATACCTGTTTGTAAACACCATCTTCCATGCCACGAACAACAGCATGTCGTCCAACATACTCTTCCACAGCACAACCCATCGAATCTTCAATGGTTGTTGCGTTAGGATCAATCAGAAAGTTCCTTGGGTTGATTGGTTTTAAGTCAACAGCAACACGTACGTTAGCGTTAACACCAATCATAGACAACCCAGGCTGTGCTGTAGGCTGTGTAGCTGGCTTTAGTTGCTTCTTTTGCTTAACAATGATCTCAGCGATACCAGTACCGTATACCTCTGCTAAGGTCATTACCTGACCAATCTGCTTACGAATTCTATCTTTCTTAAAATCTTCAGACAAACGAGTACGCATTACCTCAATGTCTGCTTTGTTGTTGTCAGCAACATCATCAGCGATGTCAAAGAACACACCTTTAGCGAACACTGCTTCTTCTAGGTCTGCTTGTTTGTTATCTACAGCCTGCTGTAACGCAGGTGAAATCAGTTTAGAACGTTCAGAAGACCTAGTCTTATCTTCATCAGACCATAAACCCCTCCATAAACGCTCATACTCATCCCACCGATCTAGGAAGTTTTCATCTCTGTAGTTTCTCCAATCGTTACAACGATCCATGACAAATGCTACTAGAGCATTCTGAGGAGTAATTTCAGATTCAAATTTCATTGTCACCAACCTATAGTGTTATCCATGACTTGGTACTGTTCTTCATCAAGGTTTTGATTCCAATCTGCTACTTGTATCTGATCAATATAACTTACAGCATCAATCAAATCATCATGTGTTTTAGGGTCAGGGAACTGCATTAGTTGATCTACAAACTTGCTATTCCAATCACCTTCATTAAGAACAATCCTTCCATGCTCAAATCTACCCTGGAGTGACCAAACAATCCTATCTGTTTTCTTTTTATTACCGTGTGTTAGTTCCTCAATACGAGGATAGTAATTTAATCTTCTCATTAGATCATTCATGTAAGGCATCACTGCATTCTTCAGTGCACCTTTCTCAATCCCTACAGCATTAACTCTGTAGTCCTTTGCAGCCTTTAGAATCCTCACTGCTGTTTCTCGGACATCCCATCTACCATGCTGTATGTCAGCAATCCACCATCCTTTAGTGTTGATCTTAACAATAGCTATCGCTGTGTCATCCAGTTTCTTATTCTTCGTTTGATTCGTCTGTGATGAATCGCTAAAACCACAAAGATCCACCGCAATAAAGTAGTTACCTTCCTCCGGTTCTTCGTCATTGATCTTAATCCATTCATCTTTAAAGATCTCCGATTGAGCAGCTTCAAAGGAAGCCATGAACTCTTGTCTAAAAGCAAAACTAGACATAGAACTTTTAGCAGCTTCAATCTCTGCTGGATCCAACAAAGGATTATCAAAGCTAGTGAAGTGCCAAGACTTGTAATGCAAATCTTTACCTAAATCACCTATCTTAAATAGTTCATAGAAATGGTTTCTACCCATTGGTGTTCCTATGAACATTGCTCTACCCTTCTGATCCGCTAAAGCAGGTCTAAGGATTTGTTCGAACACCTGTGGTTTCATGTCTGCGTACTCATCCATCACTAAGTACTTCAAACTAACACCACGCATTGTCTCTGGTCTATCAGCACCCTTTAGTGAAATCATTGCACCATTCAATAACGTAATCTGCATGTTGTTTACATGACTACCCTTGATAACGGTATGACCTAGCTCCAGCAATGTACCCCACATGATATCTCTAGCTTGACCCTGTGTAGGTGCTACATACCATACATGACCCTTCTCAGTCTGTAAGGCTTCTATGATCAGTGTCCAAGCAGCTAACCTAGATTTACCTGTACGTCTACCAGCAGCGATGATCTTAAACCTTGCTGGATCTTTGAAGACTTCCTGTTGCCAGGGAAGTAGTTTAACTTGTAGATCCATCTTCTTCTTTGTAATCAATCAACGTAGTTTCCACGTCAACTGGTTCATGTTCAATCATTTCTACTGGTTTGTCATTAACACCAGTGATGTTGATGGTAATTGCTTTAGCACCTGATGCTGGTCCTTTATCCTCAAAGTAAGACACTGGTAACATCCGGTCAACACACATCTTAAGTGCTGCAATCTGATCCTTGTCATTATCATCTAATGCTTTATGTACTATCTTTCTTATGATCGCATTAGAGTGTGTCAGCAACAACGAAGCAGTGAATTCTTTAATCCTTGCTGCTTCTCCTGGAGGTCTACCTCTTTTAGGTCTCTTGATGTATTGTTGTACTTCTTCCTTCTTAGGACGACCTCTAGATCTTTTCTTTTTCGCAGGCACTTTCTTTTCTTCATTGACTGCCAAGACATCCTGGCTGACTGATGAAGGTAGCGAACAATCCTCAGTAATTTTAATTTCTGACATCAGATCCCTCTATATAGTTTCTCTGCCGGAAGGCAGGACATAAGAGTGTATATAATTTTATGTATTTCTACTATGTAGTCAGTATGAAGTCTGTATGTAGTATATAAATTTAAGTTTTTGTTTATTGTCAGTATATCGTCTGTTCATTGTTTCTACATAGTAGACTTATTGTAACATACAAATGATATTGTTGTAAAGACTCTTGACTACTACTGTATGGTTATTGCAACGTATTCAGCACAGATTGCACAGTCTTTAGAGGCTATGGCGGGACTCCATTTACATGGTGTCAGAGGCTCCGCAGAGGCTTTGTTTATAAGCTATTGATTATATTAGATATTGTTAAATAGACTGGTTAGGCTTTGTTGTTTATAAATTGCCTATTTTTTAGGCAGTTCTATTTAGCTCTTTTTTGTGTCTGATGGGGTCCACAACATTTACAACACTACCCAGACCCCTCCCCCCTATGCTGCACTGCAACAACCAATTAAGAATCATTATCATTTGATAATCATAGCCAATTGCTAATGCTAATGAGAATGCATTACTATTAAGGCTGCACTGTATATCTGTACAGTAGACTGCACAGTCTGCACTGGGTTGGTGCATAGGCTGCATAGGCTGCGAAGGTGTATCGATGAGGCACCCTATAGAGATACTTCAAAGCCTACAGAGTAACCTAGAACCCTACAGAGATACCTGAACAGACTCCAAAGCCTGCACAATCTGCACTGGTTTCACGTGAAACAATGTTGTATTCGAACAACGTTACCGTTCATCCTGGATTGTCTGCCGTTCATCGGAATGGTCGCTTATCGCCGACGAATGGTCGATACTAACTGACAATTGGCTATTGACAGCAGACCTATTGTCAGCGAGACTATGCGGAGCAGTACCCATCAACCACCTGGAGCACAACATGAACCCAGCTTATGAAGTTATCTGGTCCTATGCCGAAGATCGCTACATTGTCCGCAAAGCTTTTCCTTGGCAGCTTGTGACCCCTGAATTTGTCGGCAGCTTTGAAGCCTGCAACGCCTATCTGTCGCGCCTTTGTCCCCGATAGAGCCCACATACTGACGAGACCAACTAACCAATAAGGAAACAATCATGCTCAAGCTTTCGATTACATCTAAACTAGACGGAATTAGATCTTGGAGTCTACAAGCTTTGGATACCTGTCCGGGATCTGTAGGCGACAATGGTGAATTAGTCGCTGCCTGCGCCGGATGTTATGCCACCACTGGCAACTACTTATACCCTAACGTTAAAGCCCCTCGTGAGCATAACAAGGAGGATTGGCAGCGGGATGAATGGGTCGATGATATGGTTCACGCCTTAGACTCTGATCGCTACTTTCGCTGGTTCGATTCCGGTGACATGTATTCGATCAAACTTGCTGAAAAAATGCTTGATGTCATGCAACGCACACCATGGGTCAAACACTGGTTACCGACTAGGATGTACAAATTCCCTAAGTATCAATCGATCTTAGAGCAAATGGATGCACTGCCTAATGTAGTTGTTCGTCGTTCGTCAGACTCTGTTATCGGCGAGGTACTTAATGCACCATGGTCTAGCACTATTGCACAATCCTATGATGACGCTAACGTTAGCGTGTGCCATGCTTACCAGCACGAAGGCAAATGCAAGGGTTGTCGGAAGTGTTGGGATAAGACTATTCCGGTTATCGGTTATGTCGCCCATGGCGTTAAAATGTCCAAGGTTATCAGACTTAAACTTGCAAAGGGTTGATCATGTCAAAATCAAATGATGTAATCTTGGTCTTAGGTGGTGCACTGTTCGGTGCACTGTATGCTGCAATGATTTACTTTTCACTATAGGGGGTTTAACATGTTCGAAATACGTTATCGTAGCGGTATTAAATCAGGCGATCTATTCCAATCATACAATGACATCGGACATGCTAAAGATTGTTTGGATACTTTCGACAAGCCAATAGGTAAATTCTATGGTATCGATACACAATCTAAAGATATATTCTTTTCGTTTGCTTATGAAACTGAATTGATGAAATCAAAGGGGATGTAAACAATGGAAAACTATAAGATTGTCGGCTATCTGTTAACTTATCGCTATCCAGAGTATTCAGGTCTCACACACCTAGATCGATTTGATACACTGGCGAAGGCAGAAGAGTATGCTGAGACTTCAGAATTGACTGAATACGTTATCAACCCCATTGTTGACCTATCAGGAGATTGACTATGACAACCATACTAAAGAAGTCTGAAGTACTATATGAATGTACTAAGAGAGAATTAGAGTATGCCGTAGCATCAGTAAAGTTTCCTGATGTCTATGATGAGATTGTTCGATTCTTGTCTGAAGGAGGGTTTAATAATTTCACTGACATTGAATTGGCAGAGCACTATAGGGAAACCTTTACAGATTTAGACACCATAGAATTCAGAAAACAATACAGGATTACCAAATGAGTCTTACATTCAACGGACAACCATGCGAAATCGTTCAAGGTCCAGATGCTGATGGTCTAGTCTGTATACGTTATCCTGGCGATCCTCGATGGCCATTTCCGTCATATACTTGGGTTAGCCCTAAAGCACTGAAGAAAACCACAGAAAAACAAAAGCGATTAGAGGCTCTACAAGGCATCGAAGATGCTCTCATGTAGGGTGATAGCACCTAAGCTGTTTTAATCGCTTGTAGGCCTGTTTTAATCGATCCTAGAGGGTATTTTAATGACTAAAGAGACAGTACAGATGATGTTAGCCTTGATTGAGGCGATGATTGACTCCAGCGTAGCAGCTTCATGGGGTCAATGGGATGACGTAAACCATGCTGAAGATGTTAAGGATGATCTATACCCTAAGTTGATGGCTTTGTTGGATAGAATGGAAGATGATGGAAAGTAACTTTTTAAGAAAGGTAGGGACGGAAGATTAGATGTTTATCCTGCAATGAAGTGCTTAGCGACTATGAAGCCTCTAGGCGTAGTGTTCGAACAAGACAATACTTAGACTTATGCAATGATTGTTTTAAGTATGTCCGAGATGATATCTGCGCTGTTGGCAATGTATCCCTGATGCATGATGATGATGAGATTGTTAGCGAACGTAAGAAGGCAGAGGACTAACTATTGACAACTTTAGTTTTCTATGATACCCTAAAACCTATATAGGCTATGTATACTATGTATATACTTAGAATATATACTTAGAATACTATCTATGTACTTACTATGTATATACTTAGAATATATTCTATGTACTTACTATGTATACATAGCCTATGTAGAAGGAAGGAGGACACTATAGCACTAGCATGTACACCCCTTAGTAACATACAATGTACTAAGTACAGAAGGAAGTAGGAGTATGGCATTACTAGTACCCTCTAAGCTGTTTTTAGCTACTTTTTATCTTTAGAATCAATAGTTTACAAAGGAAATATATTGTGTATCCTGATGATGATTTCTTACCTGAAGATGCTCTAAAGGCTTCAGAGCCAACACAGGCAGAGTTAGATGATTACCATGAAGATGTTAAGATTGAAGCCGTACTGAGTGGATTTGTTCGCTTATGTTCGGACTATGGTTTTTACTTTATGATGCGTCAGTTGACTAAAGCATTGAATGCTAAGGGGTTCAACGTATGAAGAAGAAGATACAACCCAGGAAGCGTAAGCCTTCACCGTATGTAGTGTTTATGCACTCTAATGGCGGTACATGCTCTTTAGAGGATCTGATGGCAGCATTCCCTGCTAAGGGTAAGAATACACTGTTGAATGCAATGCAGAAGCTAGTTGATAACTATACTGTTGATAGGGATATTTACATCTATGGTGACAGGCAGAAGAAAATCATATACACTTTAGGAGGTTATGTCACCAAGGATACAACGGGTATCTGTTGGCATAATCCTTTTAACTTAGGGGAAGTCATGGAGGATAACCGTTGTAAAGACCATCCAGATGCACCGCATGGATTTGATCGTAACGCTAGTCACAATGCTGACAGGTATGTGTGTGAGTGTGAGAGTTGGGAAGAACCTAAATCAGAGCAAGGGGTGAGCAATGAGTAAACATACATTGGGACCGTGGGAAGTTCGCAAGCTGCTGAATGGTAGGTCATGGGCTTGTTTTTCGTGTATAATTAGCGCATAGCAACTAACAAGGAACAAAAGATGAACCATAAAGAAAATGCTTACTACACCGAAGCCGTAGAATACGTGGCCGCTTTCTACGATGTCAGCGAAGATCAAGTGATCTTGTTATACCAGGATGAGACTGAAGCCTATATGAAAATTCTTCGTAGTCTGGACAAAGATCCATCAAGGGGGTGAGCAATGAACGAGCTGACTTTTGAGGAATTTTGCATGGCGCCGCTGACATACACGCTTGGCATGACGGGCGGTTGGGGGGCGCAGCGTGCTTATCGCAACGAACAGCTCGGTATTCAAAAGGAGACGTTTACCAAGCGCAAGCGACACGGTGACATTTATTCCGGTTGGAAAGAGCCTGATGTGGGGTATTACATGGACGGTGATCCGCGAGAGTTTCGTTCAGTCGCGGAGCTCTACGTCGCGTGGATGCACAAGGTCTGCGGCGTACCGGATGAGCCATCGGATATGCGATCAAAGAACATTTTGGAATAGAGCCATGACATACTTAGCAACGCATAAAGGTTGTGATGATTGCGGTAGCTCTGATGCCTTATCAGTGTCAGAGAATGACAAAGGAGAAACATGGAGTCATTGTTTTAGTTGTGGTACAAACACTAAATTGTCTACAAATGTTGACAACTTACAACAAAATGTAACAAGTAAGCCTAAAGTTGTGCCTATGATTCAAGGTCAATATCGTTCGATACCAGTGAGAAACCTTAGTGCTGATGCACTGAAGGCGTACAACGTACTACTTACTGAGGACTATGAGGTAGTGTTTCCTTATCATGACGTTGACGGTAAGGTAGCAGCATACAAGGTACGACATGAAGCTACTAAGACTGATTGCACTATCAAAGGAGATTGGAACAAAGCTAATACATTGTTCGGACAACACTTATTTGCTAAAGGAGGGAAGAGCATTACCATCACTGAAGGTGAGTTTGATGCCATTGCTGTTTATCAAATGAATGGTATGAAGTATCCCTCAGTATCTATCCGAAATGGAGCACAGGCAGCGCTAAAGGACTGTAAAGCCAACTATGAATATCTTGACTCTTTTGAAACCATTGTTATCTCTTTTGATGCTGATGAACCTGGCAAAAAGGCTGCTACGCAGGTAGCGGATCTGTTCGGTGCTAAAGCTAAGGTTGTCAAGCATAGAGCACCATTCAAGGATGCTAACGATTACCTTAAAGAAGGAGCAATAAAGGAATACATACAGGATTGGTTTGCTGCTGAGACCTATGTACCTGATGGCATTGTCAATGGCTCTAAGCTGTGGGACGATATCAATACACCTGCTATCAAATCTTCATGTAACTATCCCTTTGATGGTCTTAACAAGCTAACCTATGGCATTAGGAAGGGTGAACTAGTTACCTTCACTGCTGGATCTGGACTGGGTAAATCACAGGTGTTGCGTGAGATCGTGTATCATATCTTGTGTAAGACAGATGACAACATTGGTTTGATGTTCCTCGAGGAGTCTACTGTCCGCACTGCTAAAGGGTTGATGTCTATACACGCTAACAAACCTTTACATTTACCAGACACAGCATACACAGATGAGGAGTTTAGAGATGCCTTTGAGCACACTCTTGGCACTAATAGGGTTTATCTTTTTGATCATTTTGGTAGTACGTCAATTGATAACATTTTATCAAGAGTCAGATTCATGTCAAAAGGATTGGGATGTAGCTTTGTGGTGCTGGATCATATTAGCATCGTCGTCAGTGCTGGTGATGTTGGCGATGAAAGGAAAGCCTTAGATGAGATCATGACAAAGCTAAGGATGCTGGTTCAAGAGACTGGTATATCCTTACTGATTGTCAGCCACCTAAAGAGGCCTGATGGTAAAGGACATGAAGAAGGGGCAGCAACATCGCTAGGACAGCTGAGAGGCTCTGGTAGCATTGCACAATTGTCTGACATGGTTATCGGTATGGAAAGGAATGCACAGCATGATGATGAACGTGAACGCAATATCACCAGGATTAGGGTACTCAAGAACAGATTCAGTGGTACGACAGGTCCAGCCTGTAGCGTCTACTACAGCCACACAACAGGAAGGTTATCAGAGGTCATCGAAGATGAAAACTTATGAAGAGCTTATGGAACTTACTAAGAAGTTTGCTTTAGAACAACTTCGTACTGGTAGTTCACTAGGAGAAGTCATCCATGCTTTCAATGATACTGCTAAAGAGATGTCTAGCTTCAGTGATTACATGTATGCTATCCAGGATGCTAATAGGAGACCATAGTGGCTGAAGTAACTAACCTTGTAGAGCATGAAGATGGTTCTGCTACCATTACGTTAGACTTAACTAATGAAGAGTCTAGGATATTGATACAATGGGCTATCAGAGAAGCTATCAAAGCTGGTATCAAAGCAGATAAGGAGTTTAAATGGGAGGTATCTGATGTGGGCAATGGATAAGTTAATAGCAGAGCATTCAGAGTTAAAGAAAAAGTACGATACACTCTTAGAAGATTATCACAAGCTGGTACACAAATATGAAGAGCTTAGTGCTGGACATAGAAACGGACATGAAGCAGAGTGTTATCTTTTGCGTAGTAACAAAGGATCTGACAACGGGTGAGGTTGTATGTCATACTCAAGCAAGTACACTAAAGCCTCTTATAGAGGATTACGACATAGTGATCGGACACAATCTAATCAGCTTCGACGGCTACTACCTACGGAGATTGTGGAACATTACGATACCACTCAAGAAGGCTTGCGATACTCTCGTGCTGTCGAGGCTATGGAATCCCAGTATCGAAGGAGGACACAGTCTAGAGGCTTGGGGAAAAAGGCTGGGGAATCACAAGATTGACTTCCAAGACTTCACTGCACTGACACAGCAAATGATTGATTACTGTATCCAAGATGTACATCTTACTGGTGAACTTCACCGCAAACTATGCGAAGATATGAAGGACTTTTCACCGCAAAGCATTGCGCTGGAGCACAAGGTACAGTTTATCATTGCACAGCAAGAGCGTAATGGTTTTAAGTTAGACATACCGTTATGTACTGCTTTTGTGTCCGAACTACAGTCTAAGTTGTCTAACATAGAGGAGAATCTACAATCAATATTCCCACCCATCATTACAGAAAGGATCAGTGAAAAGACAGGAAAGAAACTAAAGGATCATGTTGAAGTGTTTAACCCTGGCTCTAGAGATCAGATAGGACGTAGACTGACATCATTAGGGTGGAAGCCTGATAAGTTTACTGAGACAGGTAAGCCTATGGTAGATGAAGTTATTCTGTCTAAGCTACCCTATCCAGAGGCTAAGGCAATGGCTGATTACCTGCTAATACAAAAGCGTATTGCACAGGCTTCATCATGGCTAGAGCACGTTGCTGACGATGGTAGGGTTCATGGCAAAGTCATCACTAACGGTGCTGTCACAGGCCGTATGACACACCATAGCCCTAACATGGCTCAGGTTCCTTCAGTGACTGCTGACTATGGTGAGATATCAAGGCAGGTATGGACCGTAGATGCTGGTAACGTATTGGTAGGGTGTGATGCTTCAGGGTTAGAATTGAGGATGTTAGCTCACTACATGAAAGATGAGGACTATACAAAGGAGGTGATCAATGGGGATGTCCACAGCAAAAACCAACTCGCTGCTGGTTTACAAACCAGACCTCAAGCAAAGACGTTTATCTACGCGTTTCTATACGGGGCTGGCCCAGCTAAGATCGGATCAATTGTCGGAGGCAACGCAGATGCTGGAAAGAGGCTTATCGCCACGTTCCTTAAGAATACGCCAGCTCTCAAAATGCTTAAAGAGAAAGTTGCAAAGTATGCAGAGAAAGGGTTTGTGCCAGGATTGGATGGTCGTAGACTATGGATACGGTCGGAACACGCAGCACTTAATACACTTCTTCAAGGAGCTGGGGCGATCTGCATGAAACAAGGTCTTATCCACCTTCATGATTCACTGAAGAAGTTAAAGATACCTGCTAAGTTTGTTGCTAACGTCCATGATGAAATACAGATAGAAGTAGCAGAAGAACACGGAACAATCGTTGGTGAGCTTGCTGTAAAAGCTATCGAAGAAGCTGGAGTAACTTTAGGGTTACGTTGTCCTCTGACAGGGGAATACAAAGTAGGTAATAACTGGAAGGAAACCCACTGATGATTACCGATCCATTGAAGATCGAAGACTTAACTATTACTGTTCGCTTTACAAGGAGTGCTGATGGTGATATACTAATGGACATAAGTTCTGACAAACTTGTATCAAATGGTGTGATGGTAACGCTGTTGTACTCTGTTGCTCAGTCAGCAGAGGATAGTGTAAAAGCAGACATCATGGCAATGATGGTAATTGACAAAGCAAAGTTAAACTGAGGAAAACTATGGATATTAAACCTGTACGTATCGAAGCAACCCTTATGTGGCCTTTCTTGGACAAGCCTAACGACATGTCTGGTAAGTATCAAGTAGATCTGACAAACCTGTCAGACAAAGCTGTAAGGGCTTTAGAGGATATGGGTATCACTGTTCGCAACAAAGAAGGTAAAGGCTTCTTCATTACCGCTAAGAGTAACCACACCATCAAGCCGTTAGATAAAAATGGTGATGAAGTGTTAGCACATGTTGGTAACGGTACTAAAGCTGTTTGTGTCTTAGGTGCTTATTCTTGGACCTTTAAGAACAAGAAAGGTGTTTCACCGTCACTGAAGAAGCTAGTCATCACTGACCTAGTAACTTACAGTTCCAATCCACAACAGGATCAGGAAGAAACGGAAGATGTACTCTAAACTGCCAATCATTGATGGTGACATTCTCTGTTATAGAGTAGGCTTTGCCTGCAATGAAGAGACTGAGGCTGTAGCCATCAAAACCATGGCAGAGTTGTTGGAAGAGTTGGTCTTTATAGACCTCTCTTCTGATGATTGTGTCGGCTATCTAACAGGATCTAATAACTTTAGATATGATATCGCTAAGACACAACCTTATAAAGGAAATAGAAAAGATGCGCCTAGGCCCATTCATCTTCATCGTCTTCGTGAGTACCTGCATACTGCTTGGGACTTCAGAGTGGTTGACGGACAAGAAGCTGATGATGCTATTGGAATCCATGCCACCAGCTTACGCGACAGATCGGTAATCGTTACCATTGACAAAGACTTAGACATGATTCCTGGTCATCACTACAACCCAGTAAAGAAAGAGAGTTATTACATCGACGACAAAGAAGCTATTAAAAACTTTTACCGACAAATCCTTACTGGAGACAAGGTAGATAACATTGAAGGCTTACGCGGTATCGGTCCTAAGAAAGCAGATAAGATCCTTGCTGAAGCAGACACAGAGCTAAAGATGTATGAAGCTGTGCTGAAGGCGTATGATAACAATCAAGAACGTGTGATAGAAAATGGTCAATTGTTATGGATTAGAAGGAAGGATGATGAGATATGGCAGCCACCGACACAATAGTTTATTTAGAATGGGTTGATGCTGTAGCCAGCTCAGGGTGGACTAAGAAGGGTGTCGGTGATACTGCGAAGTGTAAAGCAATAGGGTTCATGACATTTGAGAACAACGAATGTGTACACATTGCAGCCACCATACACGATGATGAATGTAACGGACTAATGATCATTCCTAAAGCATGGATTAGCCAATGGACGGAGATTGATATTGAAACCCTCAAGTGCAAAAAACAAAGGAAGACTACTGCAAAAGTTAGTAGTTGAGAAACTTAGAGATACTTTTAATCTGAGCGAACATGACTGTAAAAGCACACCAATGGGTACACAGGGCGAGGATGTCTGGCTCTCGTCGAATGCTTTGGAGAGATTCCGTTACGGCATCGAATGCAAGAACAGAGCAAGAATCGCTATCTTCAACGACTACGAACAAGCAATACGGCACTGTGAAGGAAAAGAAACAGAGCCTTTACTGGTTCTGAAGCAGAATAGATCTACACCGTTAGCTGTTGTTGATCTTGATCACTTCATAGAGCTAGCATCAAAGGCTAAGTTGTATGATAACCAGCAACGACAAAAGACTGTAGAGCAAAGCAAACTAGCCACTACACTAAGGAAAGTATATGGCAAACATAAAGGTTGACTACTTACTACACATGGGTGATGACTTAACAGTAGTCAATGCAGCCCGTGTGTCCTTTGATAAGGAGTCTGATGGTGCTGATTGGTATGATGTTGACATGGGTAATAACTTCTTTCCACTACCAGTGCTCAATGACAAAGATGCAAAGCTACTGAAGTACTTAGCAAAGCACAACCATTGGAGTCCTTTTAGTCATTGTTTCCTACAATTACGAGTCAAAGCACCAATCTTCGTTGCCCGTCAGCTAATGAAGCATACTGTTGGGTTAGCATGGAATGAAGTAAGCAGACGTTACGTAGACAGTTCACCTGAGATCTATCAACCTACTTACTTTAGACGTAAAGCTGATAACGTTAAACAAGGAAGTTTACAAGAATCTGTAAAATCTTACATTGATTGGAACGCAACTGTTGACAAGTACACTGGTTACATGTTATCATTGTATGAGCAAATGCTTAAAGAAGGTATTTGTCCTGAGCAGGCTAGGATGGTGCTTCCCCAATCCATGATGACTGAATGGTATTGGAGTGGTAGTCTTTACGCTTTTGCCAGGGTATGTCAACTTAGGTTAGATAAGTCAGCACAGGCTGAGACACGTATAGTAGCTGAGAAGATTCACAACATATGTGCTCAGATATTTCCTGCATCATGGGATGCTTTAATGAACAACGGAGAAGACGATGAAAGAGACGGTTAGGTTACACATTAACATTAGCCATACTGCTAATGATAGAGACTTTGTTAGGGATTATGAGTATCCTATTAGCATTGACATCAACATAACAACAGTGTTTGATGAAGGTTGTTCTTGGCATGTATTGTTAGAGAAATGCTGTGAAGCCATCAGTGCTTACTACGGATATGACATCAAAGAAAAAGTCAGTGTTGAACAGTTTGGAAATCAGATTAACATTTCCGACCATCGTGAATACATAAACAACTACTGTGATAAGTTTGAATTGAATACAGAAGAAGAAGTAAAAGAAGAAGAAGACAGTGAGAATCCTTCTACTTGATATTGAGTCAGCACCTAACACTGCTTATGTCTGGGGATTGTTTAGACAAAACATCAGCATCAGTCAGATCGTAGACAGTAGTAGTGTTTTGTGTTGGGCAGCTAAGTGGTATGGTGGTGATCGTGTGATGTTCAGTAGCATCTTAAACGGTAAGAAGACGATGCTAAAGAAGATCCACAGCTTACTTGATGAGTGTGATGCGGTAATACATTACAACGGTACTAGGTTTGATATACCGACACTCAACAAAGAGTTCCTAGAAGCAGGGATGCAACCACCAGCACCTTATCATCAAATTGACCTGTTAAAGACTGCTAGAAAAGAGTTTAGATTTCCTAGTAACAAGTTAGATTATGTTGCTAGAGCGTTAGGAGTAGGCCAGAAGTTTAAACATGAAGGCTTTGAGCTTTGGATCAAATGTATGAACAAAGACAAAGAAGCCTGGGCAGTGATGGAGCAGTATAACAAACAGGATGTCATCATACTGGAAAAGGTCTATGAGCGATTTCTTCCCTGGATTCGAACCCACCCAAACGTCAGTATTAGTAACGGCTACGCAAGCTGCACACGGTGCGGGAGTTTCAATATACAGCGGAGGGGGTATAGCACTACTGCCACGGGAAAGTACCAGCGATACCAGTGCCAAGACTGTGGTGGATGGCAGCAACAACGTAGAGGAGAAAAACTTGCTACAGAAATACTCAAACCAAGCTAAACAGGTTGGAGGTGATCACTATAAGCAGACAACACTACAGCCTTGGGATGTCATCAGCGCATGGTCATTAGATCCTTGGTCCGCTAATGTAGTTAAGTATATCCAACGATTCCATCGTAAGAATGGTAAAGAAGATCTACAGAAAGCAGTACACTATCTGGAGTATTTGATTGATAACTACGACACAGTAAAGAAAAAGTATTATAAGGAGTAACTATGGCGTTAACGATTCTGGACTTATTTGATAAACTAAAAAGACTAGATGAAATATCTCTACTTGAGATACTTAACATCACAGCAGAGGAACTGGTAGATAGGTTTGAGGACAGAATCGAAGCCATGTTTGATGATTTAGTTGACGAACTAGACGATACCGAAGAGGAAGATCAATGAAGTTGAATAACTACCAAGCATTTATCCACAAGAGCCGCTACAGTAGGTTTCTTGACGAACAAGGACGTAGAGAGAACTGGGGTGAGACTGTAGATCGCTACATGGCTTTTATGCAAAAGCAGTTACTGAAGAAACATAAGTATGAGATTCCTAAGCATATCTACAAAACTGTACACAAAGCTATTGTAAACCTTGATGTGATGCCTTCTATGCGGTGTATGATGACTGCTGGTGAGGCACTGGAGCGTCAGAACATTGCAGGATATAATTGTTCATACCTACCCATTGATGATCCTAAGTCATTCGATGAAGCTATGTATATTCTTCTATGCGGTACTGGTGTCGGTTTCTCTGTAGAATCTATCTATGTTAATCAATTACCTGAAGTCCCTGATCAGTTATTTGATAGTAAAACTACTATCGTTGTATCCGACAGCAAAGAAGGTTGGGCTAAAGCACTACGACAACTTATTGCTTTACTGTATGCTGGAGAAGTTGCAAAATGGGATGTCTCCAAAGTTAGACCTGCTGGGGCAAGACTTAAGACCTTTGGAGGCAGAGCTTCTGGTCCAGAACCCCTCGTTGAACTATTCAAGTTTGTTATTAGGAAGTTCCATATCGCCAAAGGTCGTCGTCTCTCGTCCTTGGAATGCCATGATATTCTGTGCAAAATCGGGGAAGTTGTTGTTGTGGGTGGTGTGCGACGATCTGCAATGATATCTTTAAGTGATCTAAGTGATGATCGTATGGCACACGCTAAAGCTGGTGCTTGGTGGGAACAACAAGGACAACGTAGTTTAGCGAACAATTCTGCTGTATATACAAGTAGACCGTCTGTTGGACAGTTTATGCGTGAATGGTGTTCGATCTATGAAAGTCATTCAGGTGAGCGTGGTATCTTCAATAGAGAAGCAGCACAGAAACAAGCTGCCATCAATGGTCGTAGAGATCCTAATCATGACTTTGGTACGAATCCCTGTAGTGAGATTATCCTACGTCCTTACCAATTCTGTAACCTCACTGAGGTCATTGTCAGAGCTACAGATACCGTTGAGGATCTACGCTACAAAGTACGTGTAGCGTCTATCTTAGGCACTTGGCAGAGCACAATGACTGACTTCCCTTACCTACGTAAGATATGGGAGAGAAACACTTCTGAAGAGCGTCTATTGGGTGTATCACTAACAGGTATCTACGACAACCCATTGTTAAATGATCCTAATGATTATAAATTACCATTAACACTACAGGATCTTAAGCATGAGGCAGTCACTACGAATGAAGTTACAGCGAGTGCTTTGGGCATTCCCGTCTCTGCTGCGATCACTTGCGTTAAGCCTTCTGGTACTGTTTCTCAGCTGTGTGGCACTGCTAGTGGAATTCACCCACAACATGCTCCGTATTACATTAGACGTGTTAGATCGGATAAAAAAGATCCTCTTACGGCGTTTATGATCAGCCAGGGTATCCCTAATGAGCCTTGTGTGATGAGGCCAGATAGTACAACAGTGTTCTCATTTCCTATGAAGGCTCCAGAGTCAGCAGTGACTAGAGATGACGTATCATCTATTGAACACTTAAACCTATGGAAGGTATACCAACTTAACTGGTGCGAACATAAGCCTTCAGTGACGATATCAGTGAACGAAGAAGATTGGCCTGCTGTAGGGGCTTGGGTGTACAGGAACTTCGATATCTGTACTGGTGTATCGTTCTTGCCAATGGATGGTGGTACGTATAGGCAGGCTCCTTATGAGACATGTACTGAACAGGAGTACAACGAACTTTTAAGTAAAATGCCTACGAACATCAACTGGGATGATCTTAAGGAAGTAGATGATAACGTCGAAGGTGCTCAGCAATTGGCATGTGTTTCGGGTGTCTGTGAGATCTAAATAGATAAAAAAACCCTCCATCAAGGAGGGCTAACGGTCACTAAGGAAAACTATGCCTAATGTATGGGGTTGGTCATTTCTGCCAGGGTTTATGCTTGGTATCTGCTATTCTGATGATTTTGTCGTAACTGACAAGGACGGAGACGAGGCTTTTCTCGAAGGGTTCTTCATCTTTATTAACATTGCTATCTTTAGCTTTGTCATTGGATGGGCTAAGGAAGAGTGATGCCTCAGCTTCGCGACGAAGAATCAAGCCTCTGGTTACTTTACCTGCTGCAAGATTCCAACGTTTTAGTTCTTGAGCAGCTTCCTCCCATCGTTCTTGGTTTATTCTTGTTCGCATCGTGGATGATCTAAGCCTAGCTGCGCCTAAGTTGTAAGTCCAGCTAAGGATAGCAGCAGCTTTGTTATTGTGTTTCGTCAACACTGGACAGGCTTTGTAGACTTGAAGTATGAACCTCTCTGCATCAAGTTCGAACAAGTCCTGTCCTCTTTCTTTTGTGATCTCAGGATCATCTAAGGTTACCTTATCTCCGTTCTCATACATAGTAGACCCCCAACCTATGGTGGGTACGTTAGCACTACACAGATAAGGTTTACTTCTCCATCCTTCGAATCTCTTAATCAATGGCTCAGCAATTGAGATTACTTCTTTGATTCCCATACTCTACCAATAAACCAGAACGTAAGTATCATAGCAAGCATTCCTTCATCGAAATCAGTCCAGCCTGTGATGAGCACAGAAGTCCAACTACCGTCTTGTAAGAAAGCTAAGTAAAGCCCTGCAATCTTTACTGCTGAGTAAAAGAAAACAAACCAGTAAGTCACTGCTGGTCTAACTAGTGCTGACAGTGACGCTACCCACTTCCAAGCCTTACCATCAGACTCTGCTTGTTGTTTGAATGCTTCGCCTATAGCATCTAATTCATGCTCTTGTAGACGCTGATGTCCCTGCTGTAGAGCAAACTCTGCCTGCATCTTAGCAATAGAGACTTCAACGTCTAACTTCTTTAGCTCATGTTCTCTTTCAAACTTACGATCTAAGATCTTCAGCACTTCAGGGGCTAACCTAAACACACCGCCGATAAGAGCACCGATGAGTTCAAACATCACTGCATCTCCTCCGGCATACCAGCCTGAATAGCTGGAATAGCTCTAATAGCGCCTCTAGCAGCATCGTCGATAACCATCGTAGTCCAATCAATACCTGCTTTCCTACCTAAATCGACTAACCTTTTAGCTGCTGTAAGATCCAACGTACCGTCAGTTTTAGGTGTCAGTGCTTCAGACAATATCCTAGTTGCTTTAGGGTCTAACAATAAAGTCTTTAGCTTCTCGTCAGTGGCTGCTGCTGTCTGCTTTGCCCAAAACTTAGACAATAACGCAGCAGCTACATAAGGTGCTGATGTAAATCTATCCCTAGCCTTGGAAAACGCTGATTCTGGTGTAAAACCTAAAGACTCTTCTACAGGTGTTTTAGGTACTTTTTCTACGTTAAACTTAACATCAGCAGGATTCTCAGATAACCTACGAGCAGCTTCAGCAAGATTCTCTACATTCTTAGCATACGTAGGACCAAAGACTTTGTCGTAAGTAGCCTTACGTGTTCGATCTGTTAGAGCCTCTATTGGATTCTGTGCTGACAGAATATCATCTAACATAAACGATCTAACAGCATTCAATGTATCAATGTTACTGCCATGAGTACGTAAGAAACGATCTACATTAGCAGGGTTACTGTACAGGTTGTTGACGATGTCCTGAGCAGTTTTACCTTCTAGTTCAAGTAACTTACCTTTTCTAACTTCTGTGAATGCGTTGTTGATTCTTGTTTTCTGTGCGTTCAGTTCAGTAACATCAGTGACTGCTTTGCGTATAACATCAGCTTTATCACCAAGAACAACTAACTCACCAGAGTTTTCTTTCAACCACTTACGGGCTACTTTAGGATCAATGACACCATCTTTAACAGCAACACGGTCAAAATCCATCAGAAAAGCCTTCATAGCTAAGTCTCTTCCTTCTTCACCAGTAGCATCCACAAACTGAGACAATGCTGATTTGTTTTTAGTGATGGCAGGAAGAACAGCCTCGTTAAACTTAGCTCTATCAATCTGTTTAATAGCCTCTTGATTAAAAGGAAGACCGACACGTTCTAAGTATGCAGCGTCTGCTGCTTTGTAGAGACGACTAAAGTCTTCTGATACATTAGAGATCGTGTCTTCAAAGGAGTTTTTAAGGGATAACAACAATCTTTGTGATGCTGGATCGTCTTTTGTTTTTCTAAGTTGTAAGTTGATTTCTCTTTTTAAAGAGTCTATATCAGCTATGGAAGCATCCTTAAAGACTAAGTTACCTGCTTCGTCTTTAACTGGACCAAAGCCACCTGGGTTTCTCTCTGACGGTGGTTTTGTTATTTTATTCCATATAGAAGGAAAAGAGAAAAACTTATCAGCAGCTCTTGTATCGTTTACAAATCTATAGATATCCTCAACACCTGCGGCTGGTAGATTGATGTTATTTTGTTCTGCATAATCAAAAGCAGCTTTGTAGAAAGGTTGTGTAAGTTCTCTAGCTTCTTTTTCCTGTCTTTCAACTAACTTAGCAACACGAGTACCAAGAGCCTCTGGATCTTCAACTTTAAAGGTAGAAGACTTAGCTATTTGTTGGTTAAGAGCGTCAAGCCTACGTTGTTGTACCTTATCTAAAGGTATGTTCTTTAGTGTTTGCTGAAGAATAAAGTTAGCCTGCGTAGGATCACCAAACAATCTGGTAGCTCTTCCTGACAAAGTATCCATTGCTTGTTCAAACTGTGAACCATACTGACTACGGAACTTAGGATCTCTTGTTGCTAAGTTTCTAATAAGATCAGCAATCACAGGATTGTTGTTTAGTATCGCTGATGCTGGTAACTGCACACCTGTTGTAGCACTGATCTGCTGTGACTTAGCCAATGCTTCAGCAAACTTAGGATCAGCCTGTGCTGCTGCTTGGAAGATAGAAGTTACAGTGTTGTCGGCTTGTCGTAGAACCTCTTCTTCAGGAACATTACCACGCATACGCTGCACCAACGGTTTAGCCTTCTCAACCATTGAGGTTGCCCTTGGTAACGTACCTTGAACAGCGCCAACAGTACCACCACCTAACAAAGCACCTACTACTTGAGCCTCTGTACCATACTTTTCTAAAGACTGACTACCAATATCAGCACCAACACCTGGTAAGAATCCAGCCATAATTCTAGGCACAATACCACCAACACCTGATGCTATACTAACAGGATCTAATGCTGATTCAATACCAGCACCAATAGCTCTCGCTGTTTTAGATGGTGGCGCTATCTGCTGATAACCAATAGCCTGTTGAGCTGCTTTTTCTACAGGTCTAATGAATTGTTGTTCAATGTTTTGTGTTAACGAAGGTTGTGTAGAAGGTGTCTCCAACTGAGCTTCCATACCACCTATAACCCTCATAACCTGTGGACCAAACCTTGCTATAGCGCCTTTAACCACATCACTTAAGTAGTCACCAGTAGGTACACCTGTTTGTTGTGGACGATTACGTTGGAATACTCTAGATAACTCTTTAGGTGTTACTCCACTAGTTGTAGGTAGAGAAGCAGCAATCTCATCAATCTCGTCATCTGATAAAGGTTGTTCTGTTATTACCCTTCTACCGTTAATCGTATAAGTAGGCATTCTTATTCCTTAATTATTCAACGGTGTATCTTGTACCACGAGATGTTGTTTTTTGATTTGTACCTGTATCAGTACCAGGCGCGAGGAACGGTAAGTCAAAGTATCTCCTAGCTTCTGGTGAATACCCTTCTGCTTTCGTAGCAAGATCCAAATAAACTTCTTGTTCTTTACGTGCTCGTTGTTGATTGATATTTTTAATAGCTGTTGCTATCTTCTTAGCACCTAATATTGTGTCCCTAGAAGGTGTTCCTGTTAATAATGTGTTAGCTTTGTCGACAATATTACCGACTAAACTTGGGTCTAATCCATATGCGTCAATTTCTCTAGCACTGATCTGACTATCACCAACTGACTTAGCTAACTGTGTAATCGCTGCTCTCCATCCTTGGAAGTTACCTGCTAATGCTTGATCAAACATTGTTTCTGATGTACTAGCAGAGTTGTATGCTTTTACGTTTGGATCAATCGTTCTTAGAAAATCTTGTCTAACTTCACCAATAGCTTTTAAGTTTTTTGGTAGGGTAATGTTGATACTTGGTTGGTTTGTCCTAGATTCGGTTACAACTCTTTTGTTAACAGCTTGTTGTTCTTGTTGTGTTAACTCACCAAAGCGTTTACCGTACATTTCTTTTGAAATAGCTTCCCTATCTACACCAAACGACTCTGGTTTAGGAGGCGCTTTTGGGGCAAACGAACTCTGTTTATCTAAGTATTTAGATATCTCTGCTATCTGTGCTGTTAGCGCTTCTTTCTCAGCATCATCCGTTGACATGTTTAACAATTGTTGAAGTCTGTTTCTTTCCTCTTGTAAACGAACAAACTCTGGTCGCTTCTCCTGACCTGCTGCTTCACCTTTCCTCTGTGCCTCTGTTGTCTGCGCCTTACGAAGACCAATGGTAGCTTCTTTCTCTTCCTTCTTCATCCTAAGATCAGTTAACTTCTCTGAAGCCTTTAGAGCCTGTGAAGTAAACCCACGTTTGTTAGCTTCTTGTACAAACAATTCCAATGCTTTCTCTGGATCTGATCCATCCCACTGAGAAGCCACTGCTTTCTTAAGCTCATCCATCTGTGTTGCTTCTTTCAAAGCAGGGTCTTCTATACCAAACAAACCAGCAATACTTCTACCGGCACGCTGACCAGCACTAGCAGCTTGATACATCAAACCCTGACCAGGAGCAAACTGTGCTTGACGCATAGCCAACTCTTGGTCAGCCTTTTGTTGTTGAGCTAAAATATCTTGCGGTGAAACACCAAACAAACCCATGTCCTGTTGTTGTGCCATGATTTATCCTTAACCTAAACCAATGCTACCAAGTAGTTTATCCGCTGCTGATCCTATGATGTTTGTCCCTGCTGTTACTAATGGGTTCAAAGCCTGAGGAGAAAGTAATGTATTAGCTGCATTGGTTCTACCTACTGCTAACGCATTTAAAGCAGCTTGTTGTGCTGCTAAGTTAGAAGCAATACCAAGACGTTCTGTTTGACCTGTTTGGCCTAATCCAGCAATACCTGCCTGTACCGCGTTAGTATACCCTTGTGCAGCAGGTTGAGCAAACAATTGAGCAGCAGCTATCCTACCTTGCTGAGCCATTTGCCCTAACTGTGCTGATTGCTGTTGTTGCTGTGCCTGCATAGCTAACAAGTTACTAATAGGACTGTACGCAGCAGTTCCTTGTCCGATTAGTGTACCTCTTTCACCTAAGGCAGCTTGTCTAGATTGTAGTTCTCTTTCTAGTTGTTGACGAGCTATAGCTTGTTCTTGTGCTAACAGTTCAGGTGCAGATGTTGTTATCTCTCTTCCACTAACAGGGTCTACGGTACTACTTAGTAACCCTAGCCTACCTTGTGCTCTCATTCTCTCCTCTAGGGCAAGCCTCTGACGAGCAGTTTCAGGAGCAGACAAAGCAGCTACTTTGTTGTAATAATCTTTAGCTAACTGATCAACGTTAGTCATCTCAGCAGCCTGTGCAGACTGTGCTGCTACCCTAGCAAATGGGTTGTATAACGCTTCACCAGCAGCAGTTAAGTTAGTTTGTAAAGCACCTGTTTCAGGGTTCACAGTAGAACCAAACAACTGATTAGTAACACCATAAGGTGTAAACTGACCAACCATTCCAGCTGCTTCTTTACCAACATTGTAAAGGCCTTGCTGTCCGAACAGTCCTAAGTTAGTGTATTTACTTTCTAACTCACCAGCTAACTTACTATATTCTTCTTGACTTATCTTTCCTTGATCACGTAGTTTTTTTGCAGCATCCTCAACTAATGCTAAGTTAGTACCAGCAGAAATAGCGTTGCTAAGTAATCCTGGTGTCGCTGCTTTAGCGGCATTAGCTGCTGTACTTGCTAAAGTGCTCCCTGCTACTGTCCCTGACAACGCATTAGCGCCTGTAAGCGCACCTGTAGTACCAGCTGTGATAGCACCGCCACCACCTACGATGTTACCTGCTGCATCTACAGCACCTAACGCAGCTATTTCTTTTGCTGTTGTTGTTCCAGCGGCAACCGCATCAGCAACGGACAAACCAGCAGCAACGTTACCAGCAGCTACGTCAGCGGCTATGTTTGCAGCCGCAGTTGTACCACCAGCAGCCAATACAGCCTGCTGAGCTGATAAAGCAGCTTGAGCGGCAGCTCCTTCTACACCAGCAACAGCTAAACCAGAAGAGGCTGTAGCACCAGCACCAGCAGCACCAGCACCTGTAATACCTAAGGCTTCTCCAAGAAGAGGAGCCCCAAAATAAGCAGCAGCGGCTATGGCAACAGGTTTAAGTATGTTATCTCTAAACTTTACCCACTGTCCTGGAGCTACTTTTTCAGACGCCAATGTTAAGTTAGTTTGTCCTCCAGGTGAAGTACCAGGAACCATGTAAAGGTCATAGCCTTTAACATCACCTGTTTTACCTCCTGTAAGACCTAACTTAAGTGAACCACCTTCAGATACTTTAACTTCTTGGATAACATTACCTGTAGTACCATCAGTGTATTTAACAACAGCATCAGGACCATCACCAACAACCTGTGCTGATAACTTATAAGGATTAGATACACCTAGTTTATTAAACTCTGAGTATAAAAAAGCAGCATCTCTAGCAAACAAATTACCAAACGGTGTATCTACTTTACCACCTGGATTTTTATCAACAATCTTTGATGCTTGATCAAACAATTGCTGTGTAATGTTCGGAGTGCCAACAGGTGTTGTTAATATGTTGTTTAAGGCAAGAACTTTATCTTCTTGAGTTAATGTAGAGGTACTCATCAGTATGTCCCATCATCATAAACAACACCACCAGTTGGTAACGTCACAGTACCAGTGAATGTTGGTGAAGCTAGATCTGCTTTGGAAGAGACAGCAGAGGCAATGTTGTCATACTCTGTGTTGATCTCTGTACCTTTGATTAGTTTAGCTGGGTTACCCGTCACTAAAGAATCTTTAGCAGCAAAGTTGGTTGTTTTTACATAGTTACTCATGCAAGTCTACCTGTTTTGAAGTAAACATCCATCTGTTGAATAGAAAGAGAATCTGCACTGATGTTAGCCTCTATACCAATCTGAAATACCCTACCAGTACCATTTAAGCTAACCTTAGCGTTGTTTACAAATGCTCCGCTGTTGTATTCAGCAATGTTGTATTCGCTTATGTTGTATTCTGATCGTGTTGTACCGCCAATATTGTTAATCTGTGTTGCTGAGTACAATGAGTTATAGTCAGTAGCAGAATACAAGAACACGTTAGTGTTTAAACCACCGATAAGAAACAAAGATAACTTCTTCAGCATCTTTAACACTGATGGTGCAGAAGCATCTAGGTGTGCTGTGTAGTATGCGAACCTAAAAGAGTTACCATTGTCAGAAGGTAAAGCACCATAGTCACCAATGTACGATATACGACCTAAGTACAACTTCCTTGTTGAAGTAGCTGCTAATGACTTAGGTGCTATAGTCCACTTAGTAACTCTACATGAATTATCTTGTAACCTACCCTTTAGATCAAAACAATATGATACGCCTGCTGTAGGTAATGACAACAGATAGAAACCATCCTTTTCATAGTACACTGATCTGATGTCAGTAGTACCGTTGTTGGTGTTAACATCAGCAATAAGGTCATCTCTTATGTTCTTTGATACATCGAACAAAGGAGGAGACTTCTCTTGTATGATCCTACCTAAGCTACGAACACCTGTATCAGATAAGAAAAAGATATCAGTACCGACATCTTGTATTGAATCTCTAGCGATACACCCTACACCATCAATAACCTCAACCAATGACAAGTTAGATGATGGATCTGTTGTAGCACCTGTATAGATAACAATAGATCGTTTACAAAATATAACTAAGTAGCCGTTAAAGGCTGCTAATGCTACGATGCTATCAGTACCATTAGTGAATGCTTTTTCAATGCTGATAGAACCAGCATTACCTCCAGTCCATTTATGACCTACTAACGCATCTGACCACCATACAGTGTTTTTGTTTGATGTTGTATCAGCAACCCATATACGACCATAAGCAGCTAACACTTCATTAGCTAACTGTACAGTACCTGAATAGCCTGCATGTGCTGACATTAGTGTCCATGTGTTAGCAGCATGGTCAAACATAACCGGATCATGAGCACGTTGAAAGAAGTACGTATGTCCGTTAAACGTTACAGCCTTCCAGTTCTGTGCTGTCCAAGCAGAACCGTTGTATACCTGTGTTAGCGTAGACGTACCAGTGAATATTTTGTTATCACCGATGGATGCAATGATTGGTGTACCGTCAGTCTTAATGATCTCAGTAATCAGTGTTGGCTCTGTATTGCTGTAGCCAACAGCACTGTTTAGGTTATCCCATCCTTTTCTGCTAGCAATACGACCATATTGATCAATGACAGCGTTTTCTGCTCTTAACGCAAACTCTTTAGGAAGTCCTAGTGAAGAGTCTTGTGTGTTAAGACCAGCAAAGCCAGGCGCTACTATGCTAACTGATTGTAAAGGAGCGGACATTAAACCCACTCCCAAGTAGTTTCATCTTTGTATCTTTCTGCTTCAATGGCTATGTATGATGCCACTGCTTTACGATAGAGTTCTCCCTGCTGTTCACTTAAGCGACCACCATCTTCACCACGTTCGTTGATAGCTCTTAAGTAAGCACCTTGGATAACTAACTCTGACGGTACATAAACAGTTGTTGATGCTGTCTCAAGATCTGGCTGTGGTACAACACAGTCTACCTTAACCGTAAGTGTTGATGCTGGTACAGGCCATAAGTCAACAGTTAACACACCTGTAGAACTAACAGAGTTACCTACAGCAAAGTTCTGTGGTGTACCAGAGGATTGTGCTTGTGTGTTATTCCACATGTGCATCTGATCCTGAGATACCTGTGTTAGATCTCTATAGACAGATGGTATGTAGACAACTAATATCTTACTTCTAGGATTTGTGTCTGGTATCTGATAATTCTGAGTACCGCTAACAGTAGTGATCGTCTTTGTGGTACGAAGCACTGACCAAGACCAAGCATCTTCAATCTCACGCTTAGCTTCGTTAACAAAGTCCCCAATTAACTTAACATACGCATTGTCAATAGGGCTAGCAGCCTCAGTTTCTCTTAGCCTTCTTAGTACGCCGTTGATGCAGTCTAGATAAGTAGCCATCACCATTTCACCTTATCAGCCCAGTACGCAGCAGACATCTTACCTTTTTCTATGTTTGCTGCATGACGAGCCTTAAATGATTTATTCCTTGCAGTACCCTCAGGAGAACCTTTAACGCCTTGTTGACCGAAACGAATCGTCTTAACTTGATCACCGTCCTTTGCTACAACAATATGGCTTTTGGTAGGATGGTCTGGTGTTCTTTTAGGTTGATTATATCCAGACACTCCCGCTCTTGCTAACCTAGAATCTTTCATTTCTTCTTAGCAGTTTTAGCTGCCTCCTTAAAATCTTTGTTAGTAGGAGCACCCTTGCTTCCAGGCTTTCTCATCTTTTCAGAAGAACCTTCAGCAATACGCTTACGTTTAGCATGAATGTTGGCGTATAAACCTTGTTTCATTTCTTTTTCTTCTTAGCCATACCAGCCTCTGACAACGCAATAGCAACTGCTTGTTCGCGAGACTTAACTAGTGGTCCTTTCTTACCACTGTGTAGAGTACCTTCTTTGTACTCTCTCATAACTTTACCTACCTTAGCAGGGTTCTTCTTCATGACGGATAACCCATCTTACGTTCTTTAGCCTTCATTGCTTTAGATTCTTTTTTTTCATGCATCTTCTTTGCTGTCTTTGACGCATACTCTTCCGCTTGTTTCTTTCCTTTAGCAGTGTATGGAAACTTCTTAGTCCCTACTGTCGGCATTTGTGTTCTCCTTCTTTCCAAACATACGTTGTACTGTATCTGTTTCCCATATCCGTATAGCAGTCCATATGATAGTTAAGATAGCTGCTATGGCAGGGATTAGCTCTGTTAGTGTACCTACAACAGTGATAATTGATAAAGCATCACCTAACTGCTTTACATGTTCATCAGCTTGCAGTGCCATGTTAGTTTCCTAACGACTGTATCTGCTGTTGTATTACTTGTAATTGAGCTAACAGGTCTTCTTTAGTGGGTGTTTGTGGTTCTGTAATTGTTACCGGCAAAGGCTCTGTAAACGTACCATCAACATAACCCCATCCTGGTCCTGCGAAGTCCGGACAAGGAATCCATCCTTGCTGTACTGCGTATGCTTCATCAGCTAACGCTACATTGTCAACGACATGATCTTTAATGATTGCCCATCTCATAGCATCACCTTACCAAGTATAGACACGGCAGATACCGTTACCGCCATTGCCACCAGCACCGGAGTTGTAACCATTTTGTGAAGCACCTCCTCCTCCTCCACCTCCACCACCTGTGCCGCCAGCTCCACCCGTACCTGCTACTGCTGCAAGACTTGCGCCACCACCGCCACCGCCGGAACCACTTTTTCTAACACTGTTTTGAACACCATCTTGTCCATTAGCACCTGTAGTACCAGCTGCTCCACCACCGCCTGCTACAAAGGAATTAGGGGCTCCACCAGCACTTGATGAATATACTACTGTGCTACCTGTGTAGTTACTAACAGAACCTCCAGCACCTCCAGCGGCTCCTCCGTATATTGATGATCCACCTGCATAAGCTATAGGATAACCAGCATTTGAACTAACAGGACCTCCACCAGCACCGCCCCATTCAGTGTTTCCAGAACCATAAGTGGAACTACCTCCACCACCGCCACTAGTGTTAGACTGACCACCAACTGAAGCTGTTCCTCCCATTGATCCAGTAGGATAACCGCCATTGCCACCAATAATGGACAAACTACCGGCGCTACCGCTACCACCACCGCCACCGCCGTATCCTGTATAAGTCTCACCACCACCTCCACCGCTACCGCCGTATCCTGTTAAGTAAGAACCGAACGATGTGTTGCCTCCTGTCGTACCGTTGTTCCCATTCGTACTATCTACTGTTACAGCAGCTCCACCTGTGCCACCAGCGCCTACGGTAACTGACACAGTCGAAGGCAAATCAGACGCTCTAAACATAAATTTTACTAATGCGCCTCCTCCACCTCCACCTCCTCCACAAGAAATCGAATTGTTTCTTTTACCACTACCACCTCCTCCACCAGCACCCCAACATTCAACCATGACAAAGGTGGCGTTACCTGGTTTAGTCCAAGTACCGGAAGCAGTGAATTCTTGGAAGCTAACGTTAGATGATACAGGGATGATATTCTGTAGTGATACGTTAGCAATCGTACCACCAGTGATGTTTACATTGTTGGCATCCTGTGATGCTATCGTACCTGTTAGTGTTTGAACGTTAGTGCCATCACCAACAAACAGTTTCTTATCTGTTGTGTTAACAGCTAGTTGTCTATTTTCTAACGTTGTTGGTACTGCACCAGCAGTAGAAGATCCTTTGATCTTAAGCGCCATGTCAACCCTCTTTAGTGTTCTTAGTAACCTTTTGTTTGTTAGTTTCTTGTTTTGGTTGCTCTTCTTTTACTTCTTCGTAATCAGGATGTTTTCTCATCTCAGCAATATCAAAGTCATATTCAACATTCATTAAGTTGTTTGACCATATACATCTAAAAGTGACCATAGTAACCCCTTATAAAAGAGAAGCTGCCGAAGCAGCCTCTCTATAGTGCTTGTATTAGCTAGGAATGATCAAAGCAATACCAGCATCGTTGCGAAGCTCTGCAACACCGTACAGTGTATCAGCAGTGTACAGCGTAGCCAGATACTCTTGTTTGTACTGAGCCTGTGAGCGAACAGCCATCTGCTCTGCAAGGACTAAAGCGTCTTTGTGGAACATCAGGCAAGCACGAGGAGCAGTACCAGAAGAAGCGTATGCAGTGTCAGCATTGCTAGAAACAAATACCTTAACACCGTATACATCACCAATCTGACCGTTACGGATGGTGTTGTTACCACCTTGCTCACCGACAAATGCCTGCTCAGTGAAACGAGCAAGACCCATCATGGTGTTACGAGCAACAGGAGGAATAACAAAGTAACGACTATCTTGAGGTACGTTAGCATCATCAAGGCGCTGAATAGTGCGACGAATAGCAGCATCAGTCAATGCAGTTGCGTTACCAGCACCAGCACCGCCTACGAATGCAGTAGTACCATCACCACCAATGTAGGCAGTGGTTGTACCAGCAACACTGTAGTCGCCAGTAGCGCCAGCAGCATGAGAACCGTTGAACAGACGACCAATCTGAATAAGATCGCTGTCTACCTGAGTAGCAAGAGCGTAACCAGCATCTTCAGTGTAGAAACGGCGAAGCGATGACAGTGCCTGTACTTCAACGATGTCTTCGATAAGGCGTGAGTACTCATAATGCTTGTTGATGTTGACCTGAACTTCAGATTCAACGTTAGCCTGAATCGTAACAGCAGTGTTAGCTGCCTTAGCAACCGCTGCACCACGAGTAGGGCTAGGAATATGAAGAACATCACCTTTCTTACCACGCATCGTCATTTTGTTGACGAGGTTAGCCATAACAAGGTTCTTCTTGTAGGCTGCGATTATTTCATCTGACCAAATCTCAGGGATAAATTTATCTGCGTTGGTCTTGTTTACAATGGAGGTACTTCCTCCAGGATATGCTACTGCTGCCATTTTTAAGTTTCCTTTAAGTTTAGGTTATCGAACCCTACCTTCACTGTAAGCTAACATGATGTCATCTTGTAAAGCCATATAGCGATCAGGGTCAGTTAATTGAAGCCGAATAAGGTCTTGACGACGATAAATTTTCTTGCTCTGCTCACCTGTAGCGCCATCAATAGATACAGTAGCTGCTTTCAATGTTCGTTCTCTTTGATCTTCTAACTGCTGTGCTGCTTGCTGTACAGTTTCCTGCTTAGCTCTCTTCAATGCTTTGAAGTTAGTTAACAACTCATTAGCTGAATCAAAATCAAACTGATTGTTAGCTTCTATGTATAACCTTTGACGAACTGGTGAAGACTTAACCCATTCAGCGAACTCAGGATCAGAAGAGATGTCTGAGTAATCTGGATGAGTTTGAGCGAGCCTGTTTGCTGTTTGCATCCTTGCCATCTGTGCTGCAGCCTGTTGAGCTTGAAGCACTGCTGGATGTGTTTCTACTGCTTTATGTACTGCCTTAACAGGATCGGCAAAAAAGTCAGTATCATCTTCGATGGTTTTATGTGCAGTTTCCTGCGGTGTGATTTGCCTCTTGATTAGTTCATCCGCTAACTTACGAACTTCACCAACTTCTTGTGCTTGACGACCAATTAACTTTTCAGCCTCTTGGTGCATCCTAATGATGTCATCTAATGATTTACCCTTATACTTCTCAGGGATCACAGGTTCCTGTGTTGGTGCTTCAGCCTTTACTGCTTCTGCTTGAAACTCATCGTTAGTGGTGTCTTCATCTAAAGAATCTACAAAATTAGCCATCTGTTCTCCTAGTCGGGATAACCCAATTGTTAGGAATTAAAAAAGAATCTAAGTTATCCCTTGTAGTAGGACTTAGATTGTGCTGCTTTAGCTGCCTGTTCGTGAACCTTAGCCCATTTGTCGTAAGCAGAAGGAAAAGCACCAGTGATACCTTCTAATTTACTTCTCGGTGCTGCTAATAGACGTTTAGCTGACAAATCACAGTGTGGGCATTGCACACTTAGTTGATAACGATCAGTAATATGTTCGCTTACATGCCCGTTATCGCATTCAAAATCATTCAGTAATCTCATTAGTTAAATCCTCATAGGCTTTTTCCCAGACTTCTTTCATTGTCAGGAGCCAATCTAATGCTTTTAGTTGACCTTTACGTTGCTGTAGCTCTTCTCCATCATTGATGGTGGTTATGTCCGCTACTGCATCTCTGTACTCTTTAGCATCTTCAATCAGAGTTTTCCATCCAGGATGGCTCATGAGATCAAAGCGCTCTTCGTAGTACTGTGTTAACTTGATAGTATCCATTGTTGTTATTTTACCACACTTGAAATATTGTTGTAAAGTCTCTTGACTATGTTGGTTATCCGTGTTACCATAGTTATTTCGGGAGACTCTATGAAATCATTACACTTTGCTAAAACTAACTTAACACCACAGGAACGTATTGATCTTGTTTATCGTTCAGTGTTGGAAGGAAAAACCACTGAAGAAATCAGAGAGCAGTTAGGTAAAGTTAGTAGACAACGTGTTAATCAACTGTTTATGAAGTTAGTTAATAGTGGTAGGCTGACATCAGAACAACTACCAGGACAAGCCGCTGCTGTCCGTAAACGATTACTTTATAAAGACAAGTGGGGTCATTTCCCTGAAGAGTCTGCTGTACGCTATGAAGACTTTTATCAAACCATCAGGGAAAAGTTTAGACGTAAGAAAGCATCTAACTACAAACATGAATGGGATATATCGTTTGCTGACATAACATTCCCTACTCATTGTCCGATATTAGGTATTGAGTTGGACTATCATGCAGCTCACCGTCAAGATAATTCACCTAGCTTTGACAGGATTGATTCCTCTAAGGGATACGTTAAAGGTAACGTAATCATCATGTCGTGGAGAGCTAACCGTATTAAGAATGACGGTACTGCTGAAGAACATCAACTTATTGCTAACTTTATAAAACAATTTGAGAACTAGTTAGCACAGATACCTGTGATGATGTTAGAGACTCAATAACCAACGTAGGCTCTGCTTGGTCATCAAAGACAGGAACCTCAACTGTTCCCCACGAACCTTCTACCCAGCTTCTTGTATCGTGCTGCCAATTCCACTGGTAACCTGCTCTGTCTTGTGGCTTAGGGTCACGGATGATCCATTCCCAGTTCAACCATACAAGTTCCTTGCCTTCAGGAATGTCTGTCGGTGGTGATGGAGCCTGTTGCCAGCCCTCTGTTCCATCGGTTTCTTGTGATGGGATAGACCCGTTTTTAGTCCAGTACATAGTTAAGCTCATAAGGTGGGAAACGCTGCTGTTGGCACTACCGTGACATCTCTTGCGTACCGAGTAATTCTGAAATCTTGCATATAGCCGTTGAAATAATCGGCAGCCAAATCGCCGTAAGTTCCTATGCCTAATGGTTGAGTAGAGTCGTTAATACTTACACCTGTTACAGATATGGTTCCGTCTGCGCTTCCACTGATGTAAAGCGTGATGGTGTTTCCATTGCGAACCATTGCTACATAAACCCATTGGTTTTGAGAAACCGCAGCCGTTGAGTTTCCTAAGTAAGCAGTCGTGCCGGAATAAACAAAACCTGACAACCTATTAGATGAGTCAAGCCTAAAACCGAAAGACGTTGACGATCCTGTATTCCCGCCCTGACAACAAATTATCTGCGTAGCCCCTGAGCCAACTCTATAAATCCATCCGTCAATCGTAAAGTTACCGGAACCCATAGTTAACAACGGTGTATCAGGCATCCGCAAATAATCCGTACTGCCGTTGAATTTAATGCTCCCTGTTCCCCACTTAGCCGATATTGACGTGCTTACTTGCGCCGACCCCACCGTCTCCAGATCATTCTTGCTTGTGGCATCGTAGATACCAGCGTTGGTGAAGTTGAGGAGCAGGGATGTGTTAGTGATGTTGGTGAGAGGTGCTGTGGGAGGAGTGAAGTCTGCGGTGTATACAGCATTTGCTACCGTTCTAATGTTTGCCATGTATCCAGTAAAATACCCCGAGCTGCCATTCCACCCAACATATCCGCCACCAGTCAGAATATATGAATTTGTATTTGTTGCGCTATTAACAAGTTTGCCATTAAAAAAACATCGCAACAAAGTACCACTTCTTGATACAGCTATATGCTG